CCTGTTAAATTTGCTGAATGGCAAAAAGAAGAATGCACTTTAAAAAATTTTAGATCTGACGCTCCTTGGCTATTCGATGCTAGATATTGGTCTTCTAAAGAGCTTTATGACTATTGGATTAATAACGTTTATAAATCCAAATAAATTTTTAAATCTATTTAATCAATGAAAATAGGATTATTTTTTATAATAGTAATTATAATTATAATTACTGCTATTATCTCAAGAGCAGATGGTAGAAAATCAAGAAAACATTAATGATAAAATTAATATTAATACTTATTTTACTTAGTAGTTGTACTCCAAGTAAAAAGCAAGTGCAAAAACAGAAATATACAACTGATTGGGGACCATATTCTTCAATGTAATTAGGTAAATTACTGAAATTTCAGTATATTTGCTAATGCATATAAAAAGCAAATATCAAGATAAGTGGTCAGATGAATTTATCAGTAAGGGTAATCAAGGTTTATTAGCCTTGGCTCCTCGTTCTGGTAAAACCAGAACTGCTCTTCAAATAGCTACAAAAACTAAATCAAAAAATATTCTGGTAGTATATCCAGATAATAAAATTAAAAATTCTTGGTTAAAAGATGTAAAAGAAGTTGACTTTCAATCAAATATAACTTATACAACTTATTTATCTCTCCATAAACACATAGAAAAATATGACTATGTGTTTATGGATGAGATACATCAAACTTCAGAAGCACAAAGAGAAGAAATTGCTAAATTATTAAAAATTAATTCTAAATGGGCTGGACTAAGCGGTTCACTTAGTACCCAAACAATCAAAGAATTAAATCAATATTTTAAAGCAAAAACAATAATAAGCTACTCTATAGAACAAGCTATTAAAGATGGCTTAATATCTAATTATGAAATACACATAGTATCTTGTAAATTAGATAATAAAACTACATTTAAAAATAAGAGTGGGAAGCTAGTCACAGAAAAAAGAATGAGTGATAGTTATGGATATGTGATAGATATGCTCAGAAACCAAGGTAAAAGCACAATGTTTGCTGCCTTAGGTAGAATGAGACTAATACAAAAATCTTTAGGTAAAATTAATAAAACTAAAGAACTTTTAGAACAATTTAAGAACGAGAGAGTCTTGATTTTCAATGGATTAATTACAACTGCTAACAGTTTTGGTAATTTAGTTCACCATTCAAAAAATGAAAATGAAGAAGAATTTATAAAATTTGCAAATAATAAATCAAAATATAAACATTGCGCAGTAGTAAAGATTGGGAATTCTGGAATGAATTTTCATAATCTTGATTATATAATTCTTAATTATTTTGATAGTAATGAAGAAGCAACTACTCAAAAGATATGCAGAGCGCTTTTGCTTGATGAAAATCCTGATAAAATAGCTCAGATATGGATTATCTGTACTAATGAAGATTACGAACGTAAATGGCTTGAAAAAAGTTTAAAAATGTTTACACAATCAAAAATATATTATGAATAAACAAGATTGGCTTGATATAAAGAAAAATAAGCAATATAATATAGATTCGCTTTTTGAATTTTGGAATACAATAAAAAAACCAAACTATAAAGATTTAACTATAGATGAATTTGCAGAATTAATTCAAGTATATGCTAACAATGGTGGTCAATTATCTGATGAGAAGTTAGAAGAATATTTTGACAAGAAATTCAATATAATTAAATTGTACGATAATAAAGGAAAGTTAATAAAAGAATTATGAATATAAAATTAGATGTTAGCGAGGAAGTGTTAAATAATCTAAAAGCAGATAATATACCAATGAATTTAGCTGGTAGTGTTTTATTAATACTAATGGCTTTATATCATGATAATTATAGATTTTTAGAATATTTAGATGATAGGGATAAAGAAAAGCAAATCATGTTATTATACGTTATGCTTTTAAGAAAAGGATATATAAGAGAATCTACTGTCGATGAATTAGAAGAGCAACTATATAAATTAACTCCTAAAGGAGAAGAATTTATAAGATATGCTGCAGCAACTTCTCTAATAGTAGAAAGTACAGATGAAAATGATATTAATGAGTGGATAAAAGATTATAATAATTTATTTCCAGAACCAATAAGAGGACAGAGAAATTTAAGAGGAGATGAGGGAAGTTGTATAGGTAGAATGAAATGGTTCTTAAAGAAATATAATTATACAAAAGAACATATATTAGCAGCTACTGAAGAATATGTTAATTCTCAAGCTGCTTCTAATGATGGTCATAAATTTACTGTAACATCAGATTATTTTATTAAAAAAGGAGCTGGTATAGATTGTATAAGCAGACTTGCTCAGGCATGTGAAGCATACGATCCAAATAACACAACTCCGACACAAGATTATACAAGAGATTCAATATAATGGAAGAACCAAAAATACAAAAAGAAATTGATTGGTCTAGAGTAATACAAAGTGCTATTCACAGATTTTCAATAGTTTTAGATAGTCAATTACCATTGGGAGATGAAAATAGTAAACAGTTTATGTTTGAGGAAGTAATGAAAGCTGTTTTTGGAAAAGATTATTTTACATGGGAAAATAAACAATATTAATGAGTTTTTTTAGAAGTAAATTTCTTAAGGAAATACGGGATAAAAAAGAGCGTAGAGAAAGAGGGGAATACAATGGTATTCCTCTTTGTTTCCCTAATTATCATGAGTATGTAGAATCTATAGATAAGGGAGTTTATCATGGTTTACTAAGCGGCCCGGGTAACGGAAAGAGTTATTGGATGCGATATGCTTTTATCTATGAACCTTTAAGATTTAGTCTAGAAACTGGTTATAAAATAAAAATATTATTATTTGCACTTGAAGATAGCAAAATGCAAATATACAAAAAGCTTATAGCGCATTATCTCTGGGTTCGTAAAGGAGTATATATATCTAATAGATTACTTGATAGTAAACAAGATCCGCTTCCCGATAGATATATGAAAATGGTAGAAGAAGAAAGTGAATTTTTCGATATATTTGAAAATTCAGTTTATATAATTGATGATAGGACTGATCCAGATAAAATATTAGAAGCTTGCTTGGAAGCTGATAAGAAATTTGGTGAAGATCATCATATGATAGCTATAATTGATAATTATGCTAATGTGAGTCAAGGTGACTATAAAAGCAAGTATGAAGCTGTTACCAAATTATCAAGCGAATACATGAGATTAAATCTTTGTAAAAAGCTTGATTGGTCAGTTTTAGCTATTCTACAAGGAGATATGGATACTGAAAAGTATGCTGGTAGAAATGCCAGTAATGGAAATATAGCCTCTATAGAGCCTACAATGGGTTCTTTAGGCGATGTTAAGATAATATCAAGAGATATGCATGTAATATGGGCTTTATTTAATCCGTGGAGATATCAAATACTTACATATCCTAATTCAAAAGGGTATAATATAGATGCTCTCAGAGATAAATTCAGAAGCCTTATAATGATAAAAAATAATTTGGGTGGAATGGCCCCCAGACTTGGTTTATATTTTGATGGTTCAAAGGGTACATTTTCAGAATTACCTGCTATTACAGAAGAAGCAGCTCTTCAAACTATATATCAACAAGTAATAGAAGAAGAAAATAAAATTAAAGCATCACGTTCAAAAATTTAAATTATGCCTACTAAAAAATATGAATTAATTAAAATATATCCGGGAAGTCCAACATTAGGAACTATTGAAGAACCATTAGGTTCAATACATCAAATGACAAACGGATATTTTGGATACGATATTGCAAACTCCCCAGAATATTGGAAAGAGTTATCTCATTTATTTATAACTGATGATGGCAAAGAAATCAATGTAGGAGATTTTTATTTCTGGGTAAATAAGTATACTTTTAAAATATCTCATGGTGAAGCTAGTAAAGGCTCTATGGCTCTTTCTAATAATCTTGCAAACTTTGCAAATAGAGATAATGCTAATAAGTATATAGAAATGAATAAACCTATATTTTCAAAAAATGATTTATTAAAAATGAGCAAAAAGATATATTCTCCATTGCTTAGAGATATTTTTCTTGAATTAATTTCCAAATTAGATAATTTAAAATTAGAAATTTAAGTTCAAAAACAATAAAAATGAAAATATTATTATTAATATTATTGGCATTTATTGTAAGCTTCGGTTTATGGTATTTGGCAGGAGCATTTATAGCAAATAGTTGGAATATAATGAATTGGATGAATCTTGGAAAAATAATTTATTTACTATTTTCTATTGTAAGTTTTGCAAATTTAATGCAAGATATAGACTAAAAATTAGGAAAAATAGAATAAAAATAGTATATTTGTACAAATAAATAATTAAATATGAGTAGAAGTCAACCGACAAACACGCTGGCAAATCCAGCAAAAAGGTATTTAGATTGGGATTCTGAAAATGGACAGTTTAAATACTATAATAAAGAAACTAAGGAAAATGTGGCTGTAAAGCTTCCTATAACATTTTATGTTTTGGATGAACTTGCTACAATTAAAGGATTTTCCGACAAGCATCAGGGTGGTATGTGGAGTAATGAAGTAAAAAATATCTCTAATCAAAAGCTAAAAGTAGTTGGTAAGGGTAAAGATGGTAATCTGTTTCAAGTAGCAGAAGGTCTTTACAGTGAAATTAAAGATAATTTAGTAGCTGCTGGTGGTAAATATACTCGTTCTTTATATGTAGCAATGCTTAATGATAAAGATGAGTATGAAATAGTAAACTTTCAATTGAAAGGTGCAGCTTTTTCTGGCTGGTTAGATTTTACAAAGACAATGTCTAACGTAGAGCTTATGGCTAGTAGAGTTGAGTGTGCAGATTTTAAGAGAGAGAAGAAAGGTGCTACAAAGTACACTATTCCCCTATTTAAAAGAGAAGAAGCTTCAGAAGAAGGAAATGAAGCAGCTATCAGTCTTGACGTAGAACTTCAAGAATACCTTACAAAGTATTTTGATAAAACACAAGGCGCTGTAGAGTACGTTAATGATGTTAAAACTGAATCAGAACCAGTCGATGATTTACCGTTTTAAGTGTTAATATTAATTTGGAATCAATCCCCTCTTGAGCAATCTTGAGGGGATTTTTAATTATAATATGAGTAAAATAATAGCTATAGGAGATATTCATGGGAGTCCTCTATGGAAAGAAATTGTCATACGACATAAAGATGAAGATTGTATATTTGTTTTTATGGCAGACTATTTTGATAGTTATGATTACAGTACAGTAGAACAATTATATAATTTCAATGAAATCATTGAATTTAAAAAAGCAAATCCTGAAAAAGTAATTCTTTTAATAGGTAATCACGATTGGGAATATTTTCCTGAAAAACAAGATAAAGGTCTTATGAGTGGTTTCCAAGGAAGAGCAGCTGTTATAAATATTGGATATATCCTTAATATAAATAGAGAATTCTTGCAAGCAGCTTTTTCTTACAATAATTTATTATTTAGTCATGCAGGAATAAGCATAGATTGGATGAAATTAATAGTGGAACATACTCCAATGGATTTACCAGATGAATATAATGCTTATGAAATAGCAGCTTTTACTAATTATATATTTCAATATAAACCAAATTTTTTTAATTTTATTTCAGGTGGAGATAAATATGGTAATGATTTTTATCAAAGTCCTTTTTGGATTAGACCAAAAGCTTTGATGAGAAATTGTAAAGATATTAGAAAAAACCTTATTCAAATAGTAGGTCATACTAAACAAAATCAAATAGATATAAAAGGAAAAGCTACTAGTAGCCGCTATTTCTTTATTGATACCTTAAATTCAAATAATGAATATTTGGTAATAGAAAATAATCAATTCACATCAAAAATAATATAATGAAATTAAATACAATTTCTGGTTGTTGTTCAATGTTTACATTAAAAAACAATCCGGATGAAACAAATAAAAAAGAATTTTTATATAATTTAAATTTAGCTGTACAATCATTAGAAAAGGATGAAAATATCTCATATAGAAATAGTATAAAAGCAATTGTGATGATAACTAATTTAGGTTTTATAGATAGATTACGCTATCGCAAATTAGGATTCAGAAAAATTTGTACCTATAAAGGTGCTGGTAGAGGTAAGGCTCACATAATGATTATTAAATTTCCCTTTGGATTTGCTAGTTATTATCAGAATAAAATGAATAAACTATGAAAATACTAAATTTAACAAATTCTGAACAATCAGAAATAAAATATAAGATAAGCAAGTTTCCTGATGGGCAACAAAATATTACAATATTATCTTCTGTAAATAGAAATATCCCTATGGATAATGGGATATCTTTAGGAAGTATGTATAAATACTGTATTCAAATTAAATCTAGACTTAATAATTTTAAAGATTTAGAGCTTATAGTCTGTGCAGTTGCTTGTTTAAGAGAACTTGGAGTTAAAGAAATACATTTATTTGTGCCTTATTTTGTCGGAGCACGCTCTGATAGAAAATTTGAAGAAGGTGGTAATTGGTATCTCAAGCAAGTTATTTGTCCTATTATTAATAGTTTAAATCTTACTTCAATTACAGTTATTGATCCTCACAGTTCAGTTCTTGGAAATCTGCTTAATAATTTTAAATCGATTGATAATGAGCAACTTGTACGATTTGCTTTAGATGATATTTATGAACCTAGTCCATCAATTAGAGATTTTATATTAGTTGCGCCGGATTCGGGTGCTTCTCATAAAATATACAAATTAGCTGAAAAAATTGGTTATAAAAGAGATATAATTATCTGTAGTAAAGAGAGAGATACTGAAGGTAAACTTACTAAAACAGTAGTTCCAATTCCTTACAAAGAAGACGGTTATTTTAAAGAAAGTTGGAAAGATTATATTATTATTGACGATATCTGCGATGGAGGTAGGACGTTTATTAATATATCTAGTGAAATTAAAAATTATCGAAAAAAATATCTTATAATTACTCATGGTATTTTCAGTAATGGCTTCTCTGAATTATCTAAGCATTTTGATGGTATTTATTGTACAAACAGCTTCTCTAATATAGGAGATTATGCAGGTAATGACCAAGAAAAAACTAATATAAAACAAATAAATGTATTTTAATGAATTACAAATATAAGTTATATGGAGCAATTCTTGGAGATTTAGCAGGTCAACCCTATGAATTTAAGTATAAGGGAGACTATAGTGAATTTAATATTCATAATCCTAATAGTTATTTTACAGATGATACTATAATGACATTAGCTACAGCTAAAGCACTTCTTGAAGGAGATAATAATTTTAAAAAATGGTATTTGATACTTGGTAGCAAATATTTTAATGAGGATTATTTTGGAAAACGCTTTAAAAAGTGGATACAAGATGAAACTGCTATGGAGCAATCTCAAAGTGATTCTTGGGGTAACGGATGTTTAATGAGAATTAGTCCTATTATGTACACAACAACTAGAAAAGAATTAGGAGAAAGAAGAGAGTTAGTTGTAGAATCTTGTTTATGTTCTCACAATCATACAAAAAGTATAGTAGCTTGTTTAGATTTACATAAAGAATATTGGGGGGCAAGTCTTAGAAAACATGCTGGAAAATATCAGCCTCAAAATCATATTAAAAAATTTGAAAAGTTTGATGTATCAGCAGATGGTACAATGGAATTTATAAAAAATGCTTATTGGTTATGTAATTCAACAGTAGAAGCTATTTCTAAATCTATAACATACGGTGGAGATACTGATACAAATGCTTCAATACTTGGAGAACTTATGAATTATACATTTCAAGATCTTAGTAGAGATGATACAGAATACGTAGAATCTAAGTTAGATTCATATCTTTTAAACATCTTATTAGAATTTAATAAAAAATTTTAAAATGACAGACCAATATTTAATAGAAGGAGCTTCTTTCAACAGATTGCTCAGAGAATATGATACCCACAAATCTTTAGTAATAGGCTGTGATTTTGATGGGACCCTTAGGGATTATCATGATACAGGTGGTACTTATGAAATGGTTAAAGAGCTTCTAAGAGATTTAAAATCAATAGGTTGTAAAATTGTTATATGGAGTGCTTTTAAAGATCATGTATTCATAATGCAATATTGTCTTCGAAACAATATTCCTTGTGATGGAGTAAACACAGATGGTATTCCTCTTCCGTGGGAATCAAGAAAACCATTTTTCTCAGCAATCTTAGACGATAGATCGGGCCTAATCTCTATGTATAATGATTTAAAATTATTAGTAGATACTATAAAAGCAGAAAATAATGAAAAAAAGAAAAAATCTCCTAATTTTTGGATTTAAAATCAAATAATATGCTCTTTAAAAAGAAAATAACTATTCCTAAAGATAACGCTCAATCAGTTACAGTACTTGAATCTTGGACTGTAGAGTGGTCTTCTAAAGCTTATAATGGATATGGTAGTGATATTAGACATAATGCAAAAGTTTTCATTTCAGAAGCTAATAAAGATAAATTTGTAAAACAATTAAAAGAAGCTTCTAAATTTATTAACGCACCTATAGATATAACTACAAAGAAAAATTAAAATTATGAACTTAGATAAATTAAATGAACAATTTAAAATAAATCCATTGTATGAGGCCGATGGATATAAAGTTAGTCATCATTTGATGCTTGCTCCAGGAACTGTAAGAGAATATTGGACTTGGATTCCAAGAAGTCTTAAAAATATGCATAAGTCTATTACTAAGATTATGAGTATAGGTCAACAGTTGACTGTTAGATATATTCATAGTGCTTTCCAAGAAAATTTTTTTAGAAAAGATATAACAGTTGCTGAAAAATTTGGTAGGGATATGAGTAAATATCTTATGATAGATTATAATCCAGATCATTTTAAAGCACTTCATAAGTTGGGTTATTTACCTATTACTATTCAATCTTTGCCAGAAGGATTGTTAACTAATCCTAATATTCCTCATATGGCTGGTATTAATACAATTGATGGCTATGCATGGTTTGGATTATTTCTTGAGACTTTAATATCTAAGCTTGCTTGGCAGATGCCTACAGCAGCTACAATAAGTAATAAATTCAAGGAAAATTCAGTAGAATGGGTTAAAAAAACAGATAGTAAAAATCTGTGGTTAACTGATTTTATGAATCATGATTTTCATAGCAGAGGTGGTAATCCATTTACTTCTATAGCTGTGGGCTTAGGTCACGCTGTAAGTAATAGTGGAAGTGATACATTAAATGTTATTCCAGCAAGTCGCTACTATTATGATTTTGATGAAGAAGAAGTTCCTATTTTCTCAGTAAGTGCTTCAGAACATAGTGTAACTTGTACAGGTATATTTTATTATCAAAATTTACTTAAAACAGGTCAATTAGATAATAAAATTAAAGAATATTATTCATTTAATGCTCCTTCAGAAGGTTCAATTGAAAATCCAGATTATTTAGCTATTTCGGAATGGCTTAATCTTCTTGATTGGATAAAGCGCTTTCCAAAAGGTATTTTATCTTATGTATGTGATACTTTTAATACATGGAAATTTATAACACATATACTTCCCAGAGCCAAGAATGAAATTATGGCAAGAGGAGGTAAACTTGTTGTAAGACCTGATACTGGAGATCCTGTAGATATTATATGTGGATTAAATGCAAAACTTGGTAATGACGAATATTTTAATAGTAAAGTTAATACTAATGAAGATATAATAATGTATACAGGAGCTAATCTATCGGAAGTTAAAGGTGTGATAGAGCTTCTTTATGAAATATTTGGAGGAATTAAGAGTGATGAGGGTTATATAGTGCTTGATAGTCATATAGGAGCAATTTATGGAGATAGTATTAATCTTGAGAGACAAATAACTATTTATTCAAGGTTAGTTAAAAAAGGCTTTGCATCTACTAATATAGTTCTTGGTGTTGGGTCATACACTTATGTTATGCTTACTAGAGATAGTGCTGGATATGCAGCTAAGGGTGCTTGGTTTGAAACTTTAACATCGGGAGATGAAGCAGATGAGCAAGATATCAGACAAGGTTTCAATATTTACAAAGATCCTGCTACAGGAGATGGAAGTAAAAAATCACTCAAAGGATTTCAATTCGTATATGAGAAAGATGGTGAGTATTTCGTAGAAAGTGAAGTATCAGAAGAAAAAGCATTTTCTAAAGAAAATCTACTTAGAGTAATATACAGTAATGGAAAATTCTTTAATCAAACCACATTAACAGAAATTAGAAATAAATTAAATGCGTAGTTATAATTGTCACATTTTTGAAATGGACAAAAGAAAATTAGTAAAGAATTGTAATACGGCGTGTTACGCAGGTTTAAGAGGAAATTTTATAACAAAAAAGAAAAATATAATCTATATATCTAATTTTAAAGAAAAGGAAACTGAGAAATATATTAATTTAATTGTTAGTATTGTTAATGAAATAACTCCTTGTAAAATCGTTAAAATTGGAAGAACAAATTACATTAAAATAAAACTTTTAAAAACTTATGATCAATCTTTAATAATTCTTAATTTTATAAGAAATTTATGGAGTGGGGTAAAGAATTATTATAATACAAATACCAAATTTGTATATAATGATGAATTTTTCAAAATATTGCAATCTTCTACATTACATAAAGATCCATTGGAAAGAATGATGTATGCAAACATAGAAGCTTGTGAATTAGCTGGTATAAATAGTCCTTTAGGACACTCCAACACTAATATTCCAACTAAAATGAAAATTAAAAATGTTGATGCATTATTAAAATTTGAAGGATATAATACATTTGAGTTTTTAATAAATTAAAAAAAGATAAAACAATCAAAAATGAAAAAAATAAGAATTAGTAGAACAAGAGCTAAACAAATTATGATGGAATCAAGAGGTCGTTGGTTTACTACAACTCACACAACAGAGAAAGGTGCAGAGAGAGTTATGAATTGTAGATATGATGGATTAACTTCCTTGGGTAATATCAGAGTTATTGAGAGAGGTGTAAAAGGTTATAAAGGAGTTAAACTTGATACTCTTCAGGAATTAAAAGCAAATGGTGAGACATACAGAATTAGCCGCTAAATTAATAAAAGCCCTTCAGAAATGAGGGGCTTTTTAATTATAAATTATGGAACAACCTAATTACGATAAAAAATTATTAAAACGGAAATGGCAAGAAAAATTTTTTAAATCATCTACTAATAAAACAAAATTTGTAGGTCTTTGTGGTACTAATCCTCTAGGATATATAAAAACAATTATAAAAGCAGGTTTTAATAATATTCTTTTATATGATTTAAATATAAAGAATTTACAACATCTGGCAATAGAAAAATATAATGTTAAAACTGTTAACGGAGATATAAATGATAGTTTAGGTATAATCAATGGAAGATTCATTGATCTAGATTATTGTTGTATAGTTGATAGTATAAAAAAATATTTACCTAGAATAATGAAAATAGATGAATTTACCATGACATTATCTTTAAGAGGAGCATCTGAAGAAAAAACTCTTAATATATTGCACTCATATAAAAGAAATTTTTTATATAGAGTTTATAGAGAAGGTGGATGTCCAATGATGATATTATATTTCCCAAATAAAAAATAATGAAGATATATACAAAATTCGGAAAACAAGATACGGTATACAAATTTATACAAAAATTATACAGTGACATTTCTTTTAGAGGGGCTCATGCATTGCCAACGTATTATGATGAGGCGTGTACTATAATTCAATGTATGGGCAGGAAATTAAGAAGTTTTGATGATTTATTAGATTGTGTTCAGACTTATTATCCTCATATTACACCTGAATATTTAATGCACATACTATTAACAGTAAATCTCAAAAATGGTAAAACTCCATTATATTTATATATGAGTAATTGCACCACTATAAATAGAATTAGAGTTTATTATTATGATAAAGAAAATTATGATAATAGATTTTGCAGTAAGTATAATTCAAAGTGGTCTTGGACAGATCTTTTAGATATGTTAAAATTAAAGACAGATCAAGATATTAGAAATTACGTTAAAGAATATAAAAATGAAATATTATAAAATTATTAGTTTTGTAAAAAATATTGGTCCAGATATACATATATATGCTGTGAGAAGAGCAGGTGGACAGGAAACGGGAGATTATCACTGTACAACATTAAATGATACGAAAATTGAATCAGATTTTTGTTGTGAACCAAATGCCTATATAGATAGTATAAAATGTATAAATACAAATCAAACATTTGCAATACGTGATATTACTAATTTAGGTTCGGTAGAGCGTATAAGACTAAATAGAGCGAGAGGAGAAATTAAAATATTAGGTAGAGAAGGTTGGAATGATATAGCAACTTTAACTATCCAAAGACCAATTATGCCTCAGGCAATAAACACAAATAATCAAGAAATGGCAAAAACAGCAGTAAAAACTGCAGCAAAAGTAACTGCTGCAGCACCAAGCAGAAGTCAGGTGAAAAAGGAAGATCCTTTTAAATCTCTTCAAGCAATAATAGAAAAACAACCAGATTTAAGATTGGCTAAATTTTTTAAGAGGGATTTACCATCTACTGTAAAAGAATTTTTAATTAATTTCTTTACTAAATATAATGCAGCTCATGCTACTATTCTTGTTTCAAATAAAACTGAGCAAACAAGTACAGGACGTAGAAGAAGTATAGGAGATTTATTTAAAATATGCCAGTATTATTATCCTAATGTAACTCTTGGAGAAGTAGCTAAACTACTTTTTGTAGGATTACAAGCACATTTTAAAACTGGATTTAGATATTCTTACTGTAGTACAGTTAAGAAAAGAGTGTTTTATTATGCTGCAGGAGATACTACCTACGAAGAAAATAAAATTAAGGATGAATATGGTCACATGGTAGAATATTATAAAGATAAATTTTAAATATGCTTCTATCACAAATAATATCAAAAGATAGAGAAGTTAAAAGAAAAGATGAAAATAGATATGTAGCTTTATGTCCTTGGCATAAAGATAGCACTCCATCTCTTCAAATTCATAATGGTAAGAATCTATACAGATGTTTTGTTTGTGGTAAAGGTGGTAAAGGAGCAGCTTCATGGATTATGAATACTCGCAATATTTCTTATCATGAAGCTGTTGCTTTATTAAAAAACGATTATGAAGGTGTAGATTTTGAAAATATTAATGAATTTCAAGAAAAAACAGAATATTTGCTTCCACTCGACAGGTTTAAAAAACCAAGTTTTGAGCATTATTTGTACGGTCAACCTACCAATATCTATGAATATAGAAATTTACAAGGAAGATTATTAGGATTTACACTAAGATACAATACCAAAGAAGGTAAAATAGTATTACCATACAATTATATAATGATTAATGGTAATCCAGAATGGGTTTTCAGAGGTTTTAAAGCCCCTTCCTTGCCTTATAAAGCAGAATTGCTATCTATATATCCTAAAGCTCCAATTTGCCTTGTAGAGGGAGAAAAAGCAGCTGATTGGGGATTAAAAAATAGTAGAGGTTATATATTTATGGCTTGGGTAGGTGGAGCAAATGCTGTAAATCAGATTAATTGGTCTATTTTAAAAGATAGACACGTTATTTTGATACCAGATCATGATAAAGAAGCAAGAGATGATAAAGGTGATTTAAAACCTATTCGACTTAGACCCGGAAATTTAGCAATGTTAAATATTGCTAATCATATTCAACGAATTGCTTTTAAAATAGAATTTGTCAAAATACCTGAAGAATATCCTAATAAATGGGATGTAGCAGACCGCAGTTGGCAACCAGGAGATTTAAAATATTGGATTACAAAACATAAACAAAATTATTTTAAATTAAAATTATGAAAATTTATTTAAATACAAATAAAAAATTTAAAGATAGGCAAGAATTATTAAAATGGGGATTTAAAGATGGTTCTTTTGCAATTACTTATTATGATCCTGAATGTAGAAATGAACAATGTCATTCTGCATGGAGAAGTTTTGGAGATTTGCTATTGATATGTAGAACATACTTTCCAAGAACTACAGAAAAAGGATTGGCTAAAACTATATTTAAACTCTATGATGCAATAGGACTCAGTCCTTCATTTTGTTATGGAATAAAAAAAGTAGTTTTTAGTGCTAATTTAGATTATAAAGATGATCCTATAGATGAAGCTATGGAAGGTGTTAAAGACAAAAAAGGTGAAGGCACACATTCATGGAATGATATAGTTAAATTATCAAAAAGTTAAATATGGAAATATATTTTAAATCAAAAAGAACATTTAAAGACATAGAAGAGTTATTAACTTATGGTTATTCTAGATATGCTGAATGTTTTAAACCAACATATGATGAACGTAATCAATATCAATGTCACTCAGCAAGAAGAAGTTTCGGAGATTTGTTAGATATATGTAGAACTTATTTTCCTAAAACTACTGAAAAGCAATTAGCTAAAACAATATTTTCACTACATACATCTATAAAATTAAGAGCATCTTATTGTAATACTATTGATAAATTAGTATTTTTAAAAGATAGTGGTTCTTTTGATGGTGGTGTTCCAAGTAGTTATAAAAATCACAGAGGCAATGGAACAATATCTTACAATGAATTTATAAAATTATTATAATGTTAAATGTTAAATATTTCGCCTACGGAAGTAATATAGATATAGATAGACTTAAACAAAGAGTTGAGGGTTTTGGAGAACCTATAATAAGGGCAGGTACTCCGTATGTTTTACAAGACTATCACCTAATTTTTAATGCTTCATCTTCCTACAGCTCTGCTTTTTGGTGTTTTGCTAATATTATACCTCGAATTGGTTCTTCAGTAGAAGGTATATTGTATGATATGACTCCAGAACAATTTACAAGATTAGATAGATATGAAGCACTGTATGAAAAGCATTATTTTCAAATAGATAGAAACACAATTGCTTGCACTTACATAGCAAAATCCATCAGTCACAATATTAGAAGTAAGCCTAGTTTAGATTATCTTAATATAATCATTGAAGGTTGCTTAGCAAGTGGTTTAAAAAGAACTTATAATGAATTGTTACAATATAAATTACAAAATTATAAGCTTAAAAAGAGTAAACATAAATTAACAATCCCTTATTTAGGCGTAACCAGAGTAAGAAATAAATTATTTTAATGTTATTATTAATAATTGTGGCATTTATTTTTATTCAATTTGAAATTAAGTTTGATTTTACAAGAGAAAAGAAATTATTGCTATGGTATACACACAAGAAAGAAAGAAAATTTTGGGTTCTTTGGTAAAAGAGATAGATGAATTTGATTTATATTATGAGATGTCTGATAGTATTTCCGTATGGAATAGAGGACATAATGCTCATACTAAAATAAAATTAAAGCTCTTAGACTTAATACCATCGGAAAAAAAGTATATAGAAACTAAATTAAGTTCAAATGGAAAATTTTGTTGGACAAGATATTTTAATAAAAAATAATGAAAAAGCAAAAAGTAATAAAAGTATATAATGGAGGTTCATGGATTTATAGATCTGTACCTTCAAATTTTGAAGAAGCGGATATTGTAGTTATGCCGGGAGGTGGTGATTGGAATCCCGCTTTATATGGTCATAAACCAGCAGGAACTGATTACTGGTCTGAAAAAACTGATGCTGCACAAATGGATTTAATTAATAGATCTGTTGAAGCAGGTAAATTAGTGTTTGGGATCTGCAGAGGGTTAAGCTAATTTGTAGCCCTCTTTAAATAAGGTGAATTGCTGGAAAAGCCTACAGTGAAGTAGGTCAATCAGCAGCCAAGCTTAAGCAGAAATGCTTTTGAAGGTTCAACGACTAGGAATCGAGATTAAGTTTTCAGTTTAATATCTGGAAATATATCAGTAATATTCCCAAGAGCGCCTTGATTTTTATAATAATTTATGAGTAATTTCATATTATCACTAAATGTTAGTAATTGGTTAAAATCAGCTTGATTTTTCATAGCATTTGCTAATCTCGAAAGTACAATTACATTTCCTTTAATGTAACCTTTTGAGTTATCTATTCTATCTAAAGAAGCGTGATTATAAGAATTAAAATGAGTTCTTTTTTCAAAATTATAATATAATTTAATTCCCAATAATGGGCAGTATTCAGGTAACTGAATATCTTCCATATCAAGATTAAATTCGTGATTTCGTCTTTTAGCTGACCATTTAGAATTTCTTATCATATAGCCTTTTATTTTATCGGGTAAACTAAGATAAGTTCTTTTTAATTTTGAAGCTGAAAGCCCTAATAAATTACGATGATATGTAATAGTTTTAGGTTTTCTATTTAAAATTTGACTCATTTTTAAATCAGTTAAATTATTTTTACATAGATTTTCTAATTCTTTTAAAAAAGAATTTCTTTCTTCTTCAGAAGAAAATTGATTGTGTTTTCCCATATTTAGTATTTGTTTTTAATGATTCATATACTAATATAATGAAAATAATTAACATTTCCAAATAATTATAAAAATATGATATAGTCTGAACTCTGAATATATTGAAAATCAGAGAGTTACAGGATAAAGAGCCTGTAAGATAACAAATGTACAAGGCATAACAATTAAAGCAGGTGGCTTCTTAATACAAGATATTAGTCACCCTTCTACTCACTTAGTAAAAACTTTTCAAGGGGAAGAATATAGTATGAATAGCTGCCATCATCAGATGTGCTACCCTTACGAATTACCTAAATCTAATTATGAAGTATTATCTTGGACTTCAGGTTTAAGTAAAAGATATGAAGCGGATGTTAAACTTGAATTTCCTGCATTTGCAATAGATATTGAAGGTAATTTTAAAGAACCAGAAATGATATGGTATCCTAAAATTAAAGCTTTAGGCGTTCAAGGACATCCAGAATGGAGTCCAGGCAAACCCGCTCTTGATTTTATAAACAAAATTATAAGAGAAAAATTAGGAAAATGAGAAAATTTAAAGTTTGGATTATAGGCGCAATAACTAATTATTGGGCTTATTTTTACTACAGGGATATTAATGGAATCGGAGAAACTAAATCAGCAACAAATAGTTTTGATCAGTGGAAAGTTGGTGATATTCCTAATGGTGCAACTATTATAAAGTAAAGATATGGAAATAAAAAACGGAAAATACATATATGAAGTAGATGATATAGTACGAGTTATTAATGATGCTCCCCTATCTGGTAATAAAGTAGCTCCACCTATAGTAATAGGTGAAGAATATCCAATTAAAAATATAGTATTGGACAGACAGGGAAATCAACATTTAGACTTGGGATTAATATCTCTTTATGAATATATTACTTCTTGGGAAACTAAAGAAGAGCTTCCTGATGGAGATAGAGTACACTGGGTTAATCCATCAAGAGTAATATTTATAAAATAAAAATAAAATTATGAATTTAAATTATGGTATAGAATTAGAATTCTTTGTAATAGATAAGCAAGGTGGGCTTGTACCAGCCTATACAGTTACATCGAATATTGATGGTAATCCTGTTATAGGAGAAATAAGAACAGGTATACATAAAAATATAGTTGATTGTATATTTGAATTAAAAAAATTAATCTATTTAGAAGAAGTTAAAATTAAAGCAAAGGGATTTTCAATAGAATTTGCAATAGGTAAAACTGTTAATGATGAATTTCTTAAAAATCTAAGAAAGTCTAAAGAAGCAGTTAACAAAAAAGAAATAACTGTATTAGAAGAACTTAGTATATATCCTAATGGCAAAACAGGTAAAATGTTGCCCAGAGGAATATTTAAAGCATCTTTACAAATAAATTTTTCTAAAAATAAGAATTTTTCATACGATCAATATGAAAAAATTACTGTAGAAGATAAATCGAAATACGTTACTAAAACTGCTACTAAAAATTATGCTTCTTTATTTGATTATGTTTCTTTAATTAACAAATTAGATGAAGCATTTAAACAAGAAATAATTGAATCAGGTAGGGTTAAAGGTGTATATGCTATTAAAGATGGTGAGTTAGGAGATAGAATTGAATACAGAAGTTTACCTAATAATATAGACCTTGATAAATTAATTAAAGTCTTAAAATAAAATTATGAGAAAAACTAAAAAAGCGCTTAAAATGATTGAAAAAAAGTTTGAAAAAGAACTTTCTAAAAATTTTCAAAGAGAAACTAATAAAAATTTAAATTTAATTAAAAGATTGAAATAATGAGTAAAGAAAAACGGCCTGTAATAGGTATTCCAGGATGGAAAACTGGACCTAATAGCTTTGGATCAGGAATTAATCACTTGGATTTTATCAGTAGATTTGGTATACCAAGAATATTATTTCCTCAAGATGAAGCAAATGTAGACATAGATTTATTGTATTTACCCGGAGGTCCAGATTTAAGTCCATCTTCTTATGGACAAGTTCCAGGATTTTATACAGGAGATTCTGACTTATTTAGAGAACATTTCTTTAGAACCTCTCTTCCTAAATTTATAGAAAAAGGAACTCCTATATTTGGTGTTTGTCTTGGATTTCAAATGTTAAATGTAGCTTTTGGAGGTACTTTAACTCAAGATTTGAAATTTCATGCTCAAAGTAGAGACAGATGGGAAAAAGGACATGATGCATTTACAGTAGGTATGAATAGAAAAGAAGGTAAATTTGAAGTGAATTCTCATCATCACCAAGCAGTATTATACAGTGATATGAGTAAAGAGTTTACTATGCTTCTATATGCTGATAATGAAGAAGATAAAGATAACTGTATAGTAGAAGGATTTATACATAAGGAAAAGAAAATAGCAGGCGTACAATATCACCCTAAATTTTTTGGGGCTTGTTAAGGTAACTTAACAATAAACTTTGGTTAAATTCAAGGAAACCTTTCATAAATAGGTAATCTTGAGCGAAGCTACAGAAATATAATAAAAGTATGTAGAACGTGCAACGACTAGGTATTGAGCTATATAAAGCAATAATATACCCACGAAAAACCAATAACTTTTAGTTCTTCTTGGTAATACAAATTATTTTTCGTATATTATATCATGCAGAAGATATATAATGTAGAGAAAATTGAAGATTTATATAAAACAGGTATTTATAAAATAGTCTGTTTAGCTAATAATAAAATCTATGTGGGAAGTGCTTGTGGAACACAAGGAACTTTGAAAAAACAAGGATTTTATAAAAGATGGTCTGATCATATTAATAAATTAAAAAGCAATATTCATAAAAATAAACATTTACAATACGCTTGGAATTTATATGGAGAAAACTCTTTTCAATTTGAAATATTAGAATTTTGTAATAAAGATAGAGCTGAAGATAGAGAAAAATATTTTATAATTCTCTATGATTCAAGTAATCATAAACAAGGTTTTAATATGTTAAATGGTCATTTAGCAAATTATAAACGATTTACAGAAGAACACAAACAAAAAATATCAAATGCTCTAAAAGGTAAAAAAAGACCTTTAGAAATTGTAAAAAAATGGAGTAATAAGGTACAGCAACTTGACGAAAATAAAAAAGTTATAGCCGAATATTATTCTATGTCTGAGGCAGAGAGAATTACAGGAGTAATGCGTCAAGATATTGGACAAGCTTGTATAGGTAAAAAAATACAAAGAGCGGGAGGATATTTTTGGAAAAAAGTTAAAGATATAGTCTAAACTTACAAAATGATAAATTGTAAGAAATAAGGATAAAGAGCCTTATGGGAATATGTATGGAAGAATGGAGAGATCCATTTTCAATGGATTTAATTAGAACTTTACTAGAAAAATAAAAAATATGAAACTAATAACTAAAAAATTCGGAGAAATAAGAATTCGGTGGCAATATAATATAACTGATGGTGATAGAGATATTACAAAAGCATTTCTTGAGCAGAAAACAGGAGAAAAAGAAATAACAGTATTAAGAGAAGTGTCTGTAAAAAGAAAACCTTCTGAAAAATATAACAAAGAACTTGCAAGAGTTTTTGCCTTAACGAAGCTTGTTAAGGAAAGTTTTGAAAGAGGTACGGCGCTAGACGACAGAAAAGCAATCTGGGAAGCATATCGTACACGAAGTAAGAAAGCAGCGTAAAGTTAATAGCACCCACAGAAATGTGGGTGCTTTCTTTTAACACTAAAATTAAAAAGAATGAGTGATTATCAAATCAATTTGATAGTGAGCAAATATTTTGAAATACTTATGGAAAGGAAAATTACTGAAAAAGAAGTAAAAGATTTTGGACAGAAAAATGGAGAATTGTATATAGTGTTAGAAAACGAAACAATTATTAAAGAAAAAATTAAAAATTACTATAACTAATGGGAATTTGGTTTTTAATAGGATTTATCTATGGGGTAATATCCATGTACTTAAAAGATTTTGATAGACATGATGAATCTTGGGGAGAGCTTATAGGGTGTATTTTTTTAGGCCCCCTATGTTTTTTGTGGCTGGCAGCTTCAATATCACAAGATTTAATATATAAAAAAAGAAGAAAATGACACCTAAAATAGGAAATTATGCCCTAATAAAAAAGGGAACTACAACTAGTGGATACGCTAATATAGCTGAAAAAGAAGAAGTACCTGTATATGTTTATAGTATAAATGGTAATAATTGTCAATGCTATACAAAAGATTTATCTTTCAATAATTTTAATAACAATCCTTTTGGAATTCCCTTAATTAATCTTGAGATTATAACAAAAGAGGAAGCCGATAAAATTAAAGATATAAAAAATAAGAATTTTTTAAAAGAAAATAAGAAAAAATTAGTAGCATTAAAAACCAAATATGTTAAAATAACAGAAAGAAAAGATTATAATCTAAATGAAAAACAGTTATTATCTTCAGGTTCTAGCTTTGTAAAAGTTATTCAAAAGGGAAATTTTGATAGTCCTATTTCAAATAATTTTATGGTTGGATGTTGTGATTTAACAAAAACTACAAGAGATTTACTTGTTTATATTCCAAAAAGCTGGGCTAATTATTTTGGATATAATCTCTCTGATTTACGTTCTTGGTTAAAATTTTTAGAAAAATGTGAAATAGGATTTAAAGCAGATATATTATCTATATGTAATTTATACGATAAATTTAAAAAAGAACCAGTAACGAAACATGGTGTTTTATTAAATGCTAATTGTAATTTTTATCTTAGTGATAAAGAAAAAGCATATGAAATTTTATTATCTGGTTGTGGATATTCATATGGAACTTATCTTTACTTTATTTTAATAAGATATTTTTGGCACAGCAGATATTGGAATATTCCCTTTATAGCTATGAAATTAAAAAAGAATATGCCGAAAGCTACGCATTGGGAATGTTTACTATTAGCTCACAATGCAGAAATTTATTCTGGTTCAAATTGTCTAACTCAAACTTATAATAAAATAGTTTTAGGTAGTGTAAATGATCCTACTAAAATTATAGCAAAAGTTAATGAACAAGGTAAAATGAATAATAGTTTTGTCTATACAGAATATGATAGACTAATAGTAGAAAATTGGATAAAAACAGAGAATTACACAGAATTACAAAAATTATTAAATACATATAAATAATGTTTATTAAAGATTCGCTTATTGGCGGTGATCATGAAGTTTTTTTAAGAGAAAAAGATAGTAAGGAAGTAGTTACAGCAGAAGGTATTATAATGGGTACTAAAGAAAATCCATATAATTTTGATGTAGTAGATCCTTTTGCATGTACAAGTTTAGATTGCGTTTTAGCAGAATATAACATAAAACCAGCTAGAACTAAATCTGAATACTTTGAAGGTATTCAAAAAGCACTTGATTATATCAGCAAAAATATTCCAGCAAATTTGGAAATAGCTGTATTACCTGCTGCAAGATTAAACGAGAAATATTTACAATCAGAAACTGCACAAAGATTTGGATGTTCAGCAGATCATAATTGTTGGACAAGACAACAAAATGAATCTCCAATACCAGATGGTAATCTTAGAAGTGCAGGTGGACATATAACTTTAGGTTATCAAGAACCTAATGAATTCGTTAATTTAATGTGGGTAAAGGCTATGGACTTATTCTTAAGTGTTCCAAGCGTTATACAAGAACCTGACAGTGAAAGAAAGAAATTATATGGTAAAGCAGGTGCTTTTCGTCATACTCCATTTGGTTGTGAATATAGATCTCTTTCTAATTATTTTGTGGATAATAAGGGTTTGATTGATTGGGTGTATGATAATACACAAGCTGCTATAGATTTTGTTAATAATGGTAGTACATATTTGCTTGATGAAGAAGCAGATGTTATTATAGCAGCTATTAATGATAAAGATGTAAATAAAGCTAAATATCTTATTGATAAATTTCAAATTAAAATGGCATAATGTTAACTAAAAGAAAAAAAGTTTTAACTGGATTTAAACCTCAAATAAGATCCAGACATCCATCACATAACGTACTTAGAGGTACTTTAGGATATTTTCCTGTTAGAAGTGTTATTCGTTTAGGAAGTACTACAGAATTAGAAGATGGAAAAAGAAGAATAGAAATAAATACTCCTGAAGCAATTAATAATAGTTCTTCTAAATTGAGAATGAAAAGATGTTTTGCTCAGGCAGATGTAAAAACTGCTAATTGGTATACTTATACAGCTCCATTTTTTTACAGTGAAGGAAATAAAAAAGATGGAACTTTAGCCGTACAAGGACTAAAATTTCCAATAATAGCTAAAGGCATATTTGGAAGCAGAGGTAATGCTAATACTAAGTTAGATACTGCTGCAGCACTAACCTCATTTTTAAAAGGTAAAGATACGGCAAATTATATTTTTGAAGAATTTTTTGATGGTAGTAGAGAATATCGTTTTCACATATCTACTAATGGTGTATTTCTAACGTGGAGAAAACTTCGTAGAAATGATACTCCAAATAATCAAAGATGGTTTTTCAATAATCAAAATTGTAATTGGGTATCAGAGCAACATGCACTCTACAATAAACCTTCTACATACAATGAAATAGTGAGAGAGTGTGTAAAAGCGCTTAACTCTGTAGGGTTAGATATCGGTAAACATAATCTGCCGATGTAAAATAGGGTAAAAACGGTGAAAGCTAAATATAAATTAAAATTTCTAAAATTTTTATATAAAGATTGTCCAATTTTTTTAAAAAGAAAATATAATAAGTTTATACAAGCTAATACCGTGCTAAATTCTAAAATTTCGAAAGGTTTAGAATCAGTGTAACGCATAGGAGATGAATAAATATAATTCTCCCAAGAGTATCCTACACTTTAATAGTGAAAATATATGCTGAACTATCTGATAAATAAATCAGAATAACTATAGTGAAATAGTTAAGGAGGAAACTCCTAGAAATAAAAGATAAAAAGCTTTTATGATAACAAATTGGGATGTGATGTTAGAGTTAATAAAAAAGGTGAATTTAAAATCATAGAGATTAATAGTGCTTGTGCATTAGCTGAAGTAACAGCAGCAGCTTACAAAGCTGAATTAACAAAATTAATACAAAATAAAATTAAAAATTAAATGTGCGGAATCTATGGATGTTCACTAAAGCCCGGTGCTAACAAAGCATCGGCTTTAGCAAAATTTAAAATACTTGGACTTTACAATATAACCAGAGGAAGAGATGCCACTGGTATATATATAGGTGGAGAAATTAATAAAAGTCTTAAGGAATTTGATGATTATATAGAAGAATTCTTTATAGATGAGAATTTTAATGGTAGTGTAATATTAGGTCATAATAGACAAGGTAGTTTTGGATATAGTAAAACTATTAATGAAGCACATCCCTTTTTAATAAATGAATCTTTAGTATTTACTCACAATGGAACTATTAAAAACACAGGAGATTTGTGTAAAAAATATGGAGTAGAAGAAAAGGATTTTAATGTAGATAGTAAACTCTTAGGAACTTTATTATTTACAGAAGGATCAGATGTACTTACACATTATAAGGGAGCGGCTGCTTTAGCTTATACATACTTAGAAACTCCTGATACATTGTTTTTATATCATGGACAAAGTAAGGAATATAAGTTAGGAGCTTTAATAGAAGAAAGACCATTATTTTATCTTGAAACTGAAGATGGTATATTTTATAGTTCTTTAGAAACTTCACTTGAATCAATTAAAGCATCGAGAGAAGAAGAAGTATTTCCATTAGACTATAATAAGATATATAAAATTGAAAATGGAGAATTCTTATTTGATGATGTTATTGTTATAGCAAGAGAAGAAGCTAATGTAACTGTATATAGCACACCTTCTTATAATTATGATTATAGCACCGAGCACTTAGATTATTTTGCTAAACAGAGACTTAATTATAAAAATTCTCATAGCAGAAGTGCTGTAGATAAAGATAGAGATATGCGATTGATATACAGAGAAAGTTTTCCACTTAAATTGAAGGAATCTGCTAAAACAGGTTTTAAAATTATGGGAGATGATTTTATATATTATCATATGGGAAGATATTGGGAAGCTCCTAGGAAATTAGTAGAAGGACCAATATACTTAAAGAAAAGAGGTATTATTGGTAGGTATGACGATAAAGTTTCAGAATTATTCTTTTTTCACAGAGGTGTAATGCTAAGAGATAAAGCGGCTTACACTGCTATAATGGATATGAAAAATTTAGTTATAAGTAATTGGGTTACAGCACCTGATAAACATAATTTTGCTCGTGAAATAGCAAAATATAGTGTATTTCCTGTAACTGCCATAACAGCTGAATATAATCCAGATATAATAGAAACTTTTAGATATATGTGGTATTCAAAAGATGATAAGAAAAATCATTCTTTTACAGCAAAATTTTCAGGTAGAAATTATATTATTCATGAAGGATATTTAACAGAAATTAAAAGTTCAGATCATGGTGAAGTATGTATATTTAAATCACCTTTAGAAGTAGATAATCAATATTCACAAATATATCATAGCAGCAGAGTTCCAGGAGGTAGCTCTGCACTAATAATACCATTTCAAGAAAAAGAGTTGGAGAAATCTCGTTGGTTTTTTGAAAATGTTTACGAAACTATGGCTGATGTTTTGAAAGAATGGACTAATGATGAGTTTGATACAATTCAAGAATATGTAGATATTAGTTATAAAAGAGATTTCTCTATAAATCTAACTCGTGAAGAAATAGTAATGAATAGTGAATTTCTAATAAATAAATCTATTACAGAACAAAAATCAATATCTGATATTGTAGATTTAGATAGAGCAGGTGATTCAAAATTAATTTTAAAATTATACAATGAAGTTTTAAGTAGAAAAGATTTTAAAAACACTCTTGCTACATCTACAATTTCAAATAAATTAGAAGAAATGGAAAAAGAATTAGAAAAAGAAGTTGATAAATTATCTAAAGAAGATACAGAAGAATATATTGATGATGTTGTAGTAGATTCCTTAGTAGATCTTGAAAATATACAATCTTCTGCATTTGATTTACAGGTACAGGAAGAGTCTGATTATGCTCAGGAAGTAGCTAAAATTTTATTAGTTGGTGTAGATAATATTTTATCCAATATAGATGGAATTTCATGTGAGTTTCCTACTAAAGATGCATTAAAGGAAAGGATTAAAAAAATTAAAGATATAAAAAACGTAAAGAATGGTACTTTATAAAGATAATCCTAATTTAGAACAAGTAGAAAGCTTACAAGTTGTTACAACTTTCAATGGTAAAAAAGAATATAGGAAAAATTGTAAATTTATTAGGCAACAATACTATGTAATAAATCACGATTGTTTTGAAATTGAGGGAAAATGGAGAACTAAAGAAAATTCTAATATAGTTTGGGATTGGGAAACTAAAACATATGTATTAAAATCTTCGAAGAGATTGATATATGGAGTTGTAAGAGATGAGAATGGTAATTTAAATATGGGATATTTTACTTCAAATCTATTTAATAATATTCCAATTAGTTCAAATAAATTTGGAGCAGTTATGGCTATTTCAGAAGAAGCTTTAGGAAATAACTGGTTTGAAGATATGAGGCATCACATTTGGTTTAATAGCGAGGAATTTACTGAATCTAATATAGCATCCAAAAAAATTATTAGAAATATAGATAACGTAGCTGGAAGAGGATATAATATCGAAGATAATCCCAATGATTTTAAAGCTAAAGTATCTAATTTTGAAATATATAAAACTCCAATATCTCCAAAGATTAAGCAACTTTCAAAATATATAGGAGACATATCTTTTGGAACTGAATTTGAATTAGCTGTAGGTTTTCTCCCAGAACACTTACAGTATAGATATGGAGTAGTTCCTGTAAGAGACGGTAGTTTAAACGGTGGGGCAGAATTAGTTACAATTCCTATGATTGGAGCAAAAGGATTACAAACGATAGTTGATTTAGCTGATAGTTTAAAAACAAGGGGATTAATTAGCTTAGATTGTTCTTTACACATACATTTTGGTAATATTGGAACAGACAAACTTTCAATAGTATCACTATATAGACTGTGTAGAAGTTTACAAGAAGAGCTTTTTTCAATGTTTCCCTATTATAAAACTAATCCAGAAGGTATAAAGCAAAAAAACTATACTAAAAAACTTCCTAAATTAAATATAGGTGCTTTAAAAGATGTTTCTAAAGATGCTTACGAAGCGTATTTATTAGATAGTTGGAATAAGTTATTTACCTTTTATTCTGAAAAATCTGTAACATTAGATACATTTAATAAAAAATCGAGAGAACATCCAATACATAATAAATGGCAAAGACCTTCTAGATATTGTTTCTTTAACTTTATGAATATGTTTTTTACACATAGACATACTATGGAAGCTAGGCTTCATAGTCCAACTACTAATAAAGATAAGGCAATAAATTGGTTATTAATATGCGTTGCTATAATCAGATATAGTCAAAAATACGCTAAAGATATTATAACTCAAGATAAAACCATATCTTTAAAAGAAGTATTAGACATTTATCCTGTTTTGTATCCTAATGATAAGAAAGCAAATTTCTTATCGAAATATCTATATAATTATTTTCTTGAGAGACAAGCACTTTGTAAAAAGGATTTGGCTAGAGGAGATTATAAATCTATGTGGGATATTGATCTTGATAAAGAGTATGAATACAGCTATTTAGGAGAAAATTTGCTAAGATAAATAATTTTGTATATATTTGTAGTATGGACAATACTGCATGGATATATGAGGGTAAACCTTTTGAAATTAAGGATTTAGAACCATATTGGGGTTTTGTATATCAAATTAAAAGATATAATGGAGAACACTATTATGGTTCTAAATCTTTTTTTAGTAGAACTAACGGAAAAATAAGTAAAAAGCGCTCTAATGAGCTTTATTCAGGCAAGGGTAGAAAACCTTTAAGAGAAAAAAAAATTAAAGAAAGTGATTGGAAAACTTATAAAAGTAGTTCTAAAAAACTTCAAAAGATGATAGAAGAAAATCCAAAAGATTTTAAATATTTTATCTTAAGATTATTTGATAATAAACAAGAAATGCTTTTATATGAAGCTTATAGAATAATTGAAGATTTTATAACTAGACATCCAATGATACTCAATGAATGGGTAAATATTAAAGCATTTAAATTAAAATAATGAAAATAGGAATATTAGATATGGATTCAATGCTTTACAGTGCATTTATGCCTAATAAAGTAGCTGATCCTGAAACAGGAGAACCAAAAAAAGAGGATGGTAAATTTGTATATACTCCTAAAACTGATGATGAAATAAGAGCAACTCTTGATGGAATTATGTTTCATATATTTTTTGAAGGGGGTTTTACTCATTATATAGCTTTTGTAAAAGGTAATAATACAACAGATGATAGATTAATAGCTAATCCTGAATACAAAGCACAAAGAACTAAAGATACACCCGAAAAATGGGAAATTACTAAACAACATGCTATTGAAAAATGGGGTGCTACAGAAGTAAATGATATTGAAGTAGATGATGCTGTAAGAATAACTAACATTAATACTCCAAATTCTCACATAGTAGCTATAGATAAAGATTTACTTTGGCTTGCTGGAGAAAATTTTAATTGGAGAAAAAATGAATGGTATTCTGTAAATGAACAGCAAGAAGAACAATATTTAAGTAGAAGTTTAATTTGTGGAGATACGGTAGATAATTTAAAGGGAATTCCAGGAAAGGGAGAAGCATATTGCGAAAAAAATAATATTAAATTCGTGTGGGATGCTTTTAGGGCGTATATTTTAGAGTTTGGTTTAGAAAAAGGTGTATTTGAATTTTATAAACATTTTAAATGCTTATACATTCTTAAATCAAGTGATAAATTTACAATACCAGAATTAAAAGAAGTACCTAAAATAGAAAATAATGAATCAACAATTACTGAGAGCAGAAGCCATACAGGAAAATTATCTGGTTCCTAATTCTTTATATGATGGAAAATTTTCAAAAACATCTCAGTTTATGCTACCTGCAATAGGTGTAAATGTAACTCATAAATCAGTTTTTAAATTTTTTCAAAATGCTTTTTTAGCAGATAGAGAACATAAACATAATTATGAAAGACCTATATTTATGCTATTTGCCATAGAAGATTATAATGATTTAGATTGGAAGAGGGTTTATTCTGCATTAATATCAAGTAAAAATTATATAACTGAGTATGATATAGGTGCAAAAGATAGTAAATTCCTTTTAATGATAGTTTTTAATGTGCCTGTAGAATTTGAAAAAGATTATTATAATTTCAGATTAGGTAGATATTCTCTTTTCTCTAAGGAATATAGAAGTAAATTTCCAGAATTTTTAGATAAAGAAAAGAAAAAGAAAAATATTCATTGGCAAATAATAAATAAAGACGATGAGTTAAAGCAAAGAATAATAGATACTTTTAATGTATCTGAAAATCTTTTAGATAAAGATGATGAAATTTGGGATGCTCCGAGAAAAGAAAGAGAGTATTACAGATTTAAAAAATAATAAAATGAAAGATATATGGATAGGAGCAGATTTCCATTTAGGCCATAAAAATATAGTTTTAGGTGAGACAGAGTGGAAAAACACCTTAAATGAATGTAGAAAATTTCAAACTTTAAAAGAACATGATGATACTATTATAGATACAATTAATAAATATGTTAAAAAAAATGATATTTTATATATTGTAGGAGATTTTAGTCTTGGAGGTAGAGAAAACGTTAAGAAATATAGACAAAGATTAAATTGTCTGATAATTCATGTATGTCTCGGAAATCATGATGTTCATTTAGCCAAAAATTGTGTATTTGCAGATGGAACAAAAGCTTTTGATTTATTTACATCTGTAAAAGATAGAATATATAAAAAAATATATGGAGTACATTTTGATATAGGTCATTGGGCTAAAAGAGCGTGGCAAAACGGAGCAAATGGTTCTATTAATCTTCATGGAGATGCTCATGGAAATCTTACACAATACGAAAAATTATTACAAATAGCAGATGATCCGTATTTGTATAAAACAGGTGATCTCTACAAACAAATGGATGTTGGAATAGATGTAGCATACAATATGTTTGGAGAGTATAGACCATTTCATATAAGTGAAATACTTAAAATAATGGAAAAAAGAATAAATTTAAATGTAGATCATCATTAAATTAATATAATGAGTAACACAGTAGATAAAAAGGTAGAAGAGATAGAAGAGATAAAAAATTATTGGGAAGCAAGTTTAAAAGAAAATCAAAACAAAAAACTTTCTTCATTTTTTGATAAAAATAAACTTTATCCAAGACCTAAAAGAAGAGGGTATGCTTATGGAATAAATCCTATAAAAGAAAAAGATTTGATTGGAGAGAAAGTTACAGAAGACTCTAATGGAGTACAAGCAGTTAGTGAAATAGTAGTTAATAGTCAAACAGCAGATAGTAAATTTAAATATAAAACTAAATCCTTTACAAATGAAGAAGGTTATAAATATTTTGAATCAACTACTCCTCTCGCATATGATCCAACTATTCTTTCTACAAAAGAAAAAGAACCTCTTTCAGTAACTGAAAATGAGGAGCTAATTGTAAATATTGAAGAATTAGCTGATGAATTAACAGAAGAAGCTATGAAAAATAAAGATAATACTTTATTGTACAAAGAGCTTTTAGAAAAATATAAAACATTAATATTAAAACATGAAAGAAGGAATAAAGAATAAAGATAAGAGCAAAAATCAGCAAATATATAGAGTAAGAGTATATAGAAATTTTGATTTTCCATCTTTCTCTGTAGATAAAAATAATACCTTAGAGGATATTACTTTTAAGGCTAGAGAAGAAGTAAGAGAAAATCACGAAAATCCAGATTATTTTAAGTGTGAAATTATAAATGTTTTACCATTTTCATTAAAAACAGAAGTTGAAGAAACCACACAAAATTCTGATTACGACTTTTTTATTAGAGAAATAGCTCTTGAATCTGTAAAAGATAAATATGGAGATATTAGTTACGAGTCAAATCCATCTATCTATGAAAAAAGAGATGAATCGGCTGTATCTGTTACTTTGTATTTAAAGCCTGAAATAGAGCTTTATTATTTAGAACAAGTGAGAAAATTTACAAATGTTATTAGAAATAAGACAGTACATAGAGATAGATTTTAAAGAAAAAGCCCATTAATTTGGGCTTTTTTCTTCTGTTTTTTCGTCAACATTAGCTTTTAAAAACTCAGCAGCTTTTTTAAGGTATTCAGTAGCTTCCTCTTTGGAAATTTCTGTACCATCTTGTTGTACATACTTAATTATTATGTTTCCTTCATCTATATTCCTTTTAAGTATATTTTGAAGAGCAACTACAGGACCTGCAAATAAGTTAATAGTGTTTTGTAGAACTTCTAATTCTGCACCTGTAATAACTAATTTAGTATCTGCTTCACAAAAGGGAACCTGTTTAAAAGGTTTAATTTCATTTATTTGTTCTGACATATTTAATTATTTTTACAAATATATATCATTTTTCTTTATTAAACAAGCTTTTTGTAGGTTATTTGCTTTTTTTACAGTAAATTTGTAAAAATTAAAAGCAAAATATGGATAAAGATAAAGAAATACTCTCTAATATCACTACTTTTCTAAAATATTCAAAATATTTAGAAAAAGAAAAGAGAAGAGAAACGTGGGATGAAATGACTATAGGAAGAAATGCTGGAATGCATATAAAAAAATTTCCTAAATTAACAGATGAAATTTACCAAGTATATAATAAATTCGTATTGACTAAGAAGGTACTTCCTGCAATGCGTAGTTTACAATTTGCTGGATTACCCATAGAAGTTAATAATGCTAGAATGTTTAATTGTTCATTTTTACCTATAGATGATTATAGAGCATTTAGTGAAACAATATTCTTGCTATTAAGTGGATGTGGTGTTGGTTATTCAGTTCAAAGACATCACATAGAAAGACTTCCAGATATTAAAAAACCCACTAAAGAGAAAAGATTTTTAATAGAAGATAGTATAGCGGGATGGGCAGATGCAATTAAATATTTAATTAAAGCCTATTTTACAGGTAACACTAAACCTAGATTTGATTTTAGCAGTATTAGAAGTAAGGGAGCAAGATTACTTACTAGTGGTGGAAAAGCTCCAGGGCCAGAACCTTTAAAGCGTTGTTTGTTTGAAATAGAGCAAATATTAGAAAATAAAGAAAATGGATCTAAATTATTAACTATTGAATGCCACAGTATTTTATGTCATATAGCTGATAGTGTTTTAGCTGGCGGTATTAGAAGAAGTGCTATGATTGCTTTATTTAGTTTTGATGATGAAGAAATGTTAGGTTGTAAAAGTGGTAATTGGTGGGAAACAAACCCACATTTTGCCAGAGCAAATAATAGTGTAGTTACCCTTTTAAATAGAGTAAAAGAAGATGAATTTTTTCAATTATGGGATAAAATTAAAGCATCAGGGGCAGGAGAACCAGGTATATATTTTACTAATGATTGTGAATATGGAACCAACCCATGCGTAGAAACATCACTTAGACCTTTCACTTTTTGTAATTTAGTAGAAATTAATGGAGATAATATTGAATCTCAAGAAGATTTTAATGAAAGATGTAAAGCAGCGGCTTTTATAAATACATTGCAAGCTTCATATACTGATTTTTATTATTTAAGAGAAATATGGAAAAAAAATACTGAAAAAGATTCTTTAATAGGTGTTGGAATAACAGGTATTGGAAGTGGTTCTCTGGATAATATTAATTTAAAGGAGGGAGCTAAAATTATAAAAGAGGAAAATGAAAGATTAGCTGAAGTTATAGGAATCAATAAAGCTGCTAGAACTACAGTTATTAAACCTGCTGGAACTAGTTCTTTAGTTTTAGGAACATCTAGTGGAATACATGCATATCATGATAATTACTATATTCGTAGAATAAGAATAGGTAAAAATGAAAGTTTATATACCTATTTACTTATTAATCATGAAGATATGGTTGAAGACGAATTATTTAGACCTCATGATACTGCGGTAATAATATTACCTCAAAAATCTCCTAAATATGCTCATACAAGAAATGAATCTTCATTTGCATTATTAGAAAGAACAAAGAGATTTAATACAGATTGGATACGAGTTGGGCATAGAAGAGGTCCTAATTATCATAATGTTAGTGCAACTGTTTCAGTTAGAGAAAACGAATGGCAAGAAGTAGGTGATTGGATGTGGAAAAATAGAGAAGCTTATCATGGCTTAAGTATACTACCATTTAGTGATCATACCTATAAACAAGCACCTTTTGAAACTATTTCTAAGGAACAATATGAATTAATGTTTACAAAACTCACTGAAATAGATTTAACAAAAGTTATAGAATTAGAAGATAATACAGATTTACAAGCAGAGGGAGCTTGCGGAGGAGGAGCTTGTGAAATTAAATAATGGCAACTAAAAAACAACTAAAAGAGTGGGCTAGAAAAATGAAGAAAAATCCCACTGTAAGCGAAAAAAAGACGAGACTAGCTCTGAAAGGAGCTAGAATCCCTTTTATTGAACAAGTTCCGTTTAAATATTATATATTAGATTTTATAATAAGTAATAGATTGCTTGTTCTTGAAATAGATGGTGGATATCATGTAGAAAGGGCAGAAAAGGATAGAAAAAGAGATAAATACTGTAGAGATTTAGGATTAAAAGTACTTCGTATTAAAAACGAAAATGTAGATACAGTAATTACAAGAGTTAAAAAATTTAAAAAAGTAGAAAATTATAAAAAGAAATTAGCAATAATTTTGAAAAAAATATAATGGAAAAACAACAGAAAAAAATAAATTTAGGTTCAATAGATATAAATAATTTAACTGGAAATTTAAATGATATAATAAATTTAATTAGCGGATTTCAAACAGGTGAATATGAGAATATCGAAGTATTTAGCGAAATAGAAGATGATGGAGATGGTGCATACGGCTATTTACAATTTTATGGGTCTAGATTAGAAACAGATGCGGAATTACAGCAAAGAATGGATGATATTGCTAAACAAGACCTTGCTAAATTTTTAGCTAATCAAGCCAAAGAAATTAAAGAAAAAGAAATGTACCTACAATTAAAACAAAAGTATGAAAATCAATCTTAAAAGAGAACATTCAGACGCAGTAATTCCTACATATAGTCGAGAAGGAGATGCAGGAATGGATTTGGTAGCAATTTCTAAGAAAATTGTTAATGAAAAAGATCATGGTTTTTTGGAATATGATACAGGAATTTGTATGGAGATACCTTTAGGTTATGTAGGTTATGTATTTCCAAGAGGATCTATAAGTAATACAGGACTTATATTATCAAATGCTGTTGGAGTAATAGATAGTAATTATAGAGGAACTATTAAATGCAGATTTAAATGGATTCCTGAAACTAAACAGTATGAAATAGGAGAAAGAATAGCACAATTAATAATTATGCCTTGTCCTACAGTAGAATGGAATATAGTTGATGAACTTTCAGAAACAAATAGGATGGATGGTGCTTTTGGTAGTTCTGGTAAGTAAATATTTAAAAATGAGAATATATTATTTGATGAATCCTGAATTAGGGTGGGATAGTGTCTGTTCATTAGGAAAGACATTTAGAGCTATGGCTATAAATTATTATGAAGATGAAGATTTATCTGATTTAACAGATATTGAAATAGAAAGCAAAATAATTAAAGAAAATTTAGCGTGGAATGATAGAGAATTAAAAGAATAAAATGAAACAATACGATAGTACAAAAGATACACAGGAGCATATAGATCGAGTTAGATTCTATATGACTCCTATAATTGAAGATCTTACAAATAGAGCTTATAAGCATGATGCAAGCAAGCTTGTAGACCCTGAAAAGGAATATTTTGATAAATATACTCCAGATTTAGAGCATTTAGAATTTGGTACTCCTGAATATAAGGAATCTTGTTTAAAAATAAAGCCAGCTTTAGAACATCACTATGCAAATAATGACCATCATGCTCAATTTCATGGAGAAGATGGTATTAACGGAATGAATTTAATTTCTCTTATAGAGATGATTTGTGATTGGAAAGCAAGTGGTGAAAGAGGAAAACCAGGAACAGGTAACATTTATAAATCAATAGATATACAGGCAGAGCGCTTTGGTATATCTAAGCAACTTAGGAAAATATTAATTAATACAGCTAAATATTTAGGATATGAATAGTGTAAATGAAATGATATTTGAAAAGTATTATAGTGGAGAAAAAGTATCAGTACCATTTGGTGATTTACCAAAAGATTTATTAAACACAGATAATATAGTAATAAATGTAGAAGAAGCTTTTTATACTGAAAATAATAGTCATGATGGCAGCACTTATTTAAGAGTATTTAGAGTAAGAGAAAAAACAGAAGAAGAAAAAGCAAAAGATAAGGAGTTTTTCAAACAATTAAGAGAAAAAAGTAAAAAAGAAAGATATGAACAATATCTTGATTTAAAAAAAGAATTTGAAAATGAGTAAAATATATAAAGAATGAAAATAGAAGATGGAGAATCAAATTGGGCATTTCAAAATGAGATGGAAGAAAAAGAAATGTACATTTATTCAAAGGAAAGTTTGCTTCAACTTCTTGAGATTCTACCTCTAAAAGATATAGAATGGATAATTAAACAATTAGAAAAACATGGTAAATAATGGAACAAATAAAAAGATATCCAAGATTAGATTATATTTATACTCATTATAAAGGCGGTAAATATCAAGTAATTACACTTGCTAAGCATACAGAAACAAATGAAGATATGGTAGTTTATAAGTCTTTACTTTTTGGTTCTATTCATGTAAGACCATTATCAATGTGGTTTGAGATAATCCATAATATGCAGGATCCTACATGTTCAGTTAGAAAAATAGGAGATGTAGAAAGATTTTCTTAAATAAGTTGGTAAGTTGTCAGTAAAGTATTATATTTGCATATAATCTTAAACATAAATGGCTAAAAAAACTAAGGAGTCGGCAGCAGCACCTAAAACTGAAGAAAAAGTAGAGTTAAAGGAAGCGCTTGATGGAATAAATGAAAGTATGGGAGAAAATACAGTAATGATTCTCTCTCAAAAAACTCAACCTAATATAGAAGTTGTATCTACAGGGTCATTGGGGCTTGATATAGCTCTTGGTGTGGGTGGACTGCCATTTGGCAGGGTTGTGGAGATATATGGGCCAGAATCGTCTGGAAAGACGACTACAGCAACTCATATAATAGCAGAAGCTCAGAAACTTGGTGGAGTATGTGCTTTTATTGATGCAGAACACGCTTTTGATAGCGAATATGCAGCAAATTTAGGTGTAGATGTAGATAATCTAATTATAAATCAGCCTGATTATGGTGAGCAGGGATTAGAAGTAGCAGATAGATTGATTTGTACAGGGATGATTAATGTGTGTGTAATTGATAGTGTGGCCGCCTTAGTACCTAAGGCAGAATTGGAAGGTGAAATGGGAGATAATAAGATGGGGCTTCACGCTCGTTTAATGAGTCAGGCACTTCGTAAGATTACAGGAAATGCCCGTAAAAATAATGTTCTCTTAATATTTATCAACCAGTTGAGAGAGAAGATAGGGGTGATGTTTGGCAATCCTGAAACGACAACCGGTGGTAATGCCCTAAAATTCTATGCAAGTGTAAGATTAGATGTAAGAAGAAGTTTAACAGCAGAGAATTCAGTGATGGACGGTAAAGAAAAAGTTGGTAATCAAACTACTATAAAAGTGGTTAAGAATAAAGTTGCCCCACCTTTTAAAAAAGCGATTGTTGATTTATTGTATGGTAAGGGATTTGATAAAATTGGAGAACTTATTAATCTTGCTTCTGAATATCTTCCAAATGAAGTATTTAAGAAATGGGGTAAACAAATTACATATATAGATGGTGATGATTCTACAGATAAATATACTGTAGAAGATTTTACACAATTGTTGACTGATAATGATGAATTTAGAAATTCATTCAGAAAAAGAATTATAGAAGCAGCTAAAAACAAATAAAAATGAATAAAACAAATTACAAAAGAGTAGAAAAAAACATTGCTAAGATTGGACCAACAACTTATCGTATCAGAGTAGGTAAATATGATGGTTATGCTAATACAAGAAATGGTGCAAGAGCAGTGAAAAGAACATTTTTAAGTAAACTTGGATAATTAGATTGGATGCAAATTAAACAGAAAATGTGTGCGGGATGGGATTCAAAACCCCATTCCGCTTTTATTTGGAAAAATATTGAGGGCAAACCTTATTGTAAAGTTTGCACAACAAAATTAGAACCTCAAAAAGCTTTTGTTAAAGCAGGTATAAATAAAATAAGTGAAAAGCAAAAAGAAAAAAATAAAGTTAAAAAGCAAGATACGGCTATTCTACATAAAACTATGTTTGAATGGTGGAAAAGCTTTGGAGGTATTAAGACGTGCGAGAATTGTGGATTAAGACTTCCTAATGAATTTAGTACAATAAATGTGCATCATTTGCTTCCAAAACATAAATTTAAAAATCAAGCTTTAAATACAAATTACTACATGCTTTTATGTCAAGATTGTCATACTGGTTTTGAAGTATTTCCAAATAAAAAACATGAATCTATTTATAACAGAACAAAAATAGCATTAAAAGACTATGAACAAAAAACAAAAAGAGATAATTCAAAAATTATCTGAATATAATACTCCCGAATATAATGCAGCAAAATTAGCCGAAGAACTACAAGAATTATCCTTAGAATTGACTAAATTAGTTACTAAACCTACATTAGACGAAGGAAGAATACAAGCTATTAATGATGAAGTTGGTGATGTGATAATAAGGCTTAAAATATATAAAAAACAACTTGATAAGAAAGCTATTAAGGATAGAGTTGATTTTAAACTAAGTAAATATGAAGAACTTCTAATAAGTCAAAAATATTTAAATATATAGAATGGAACTTAATGAACAAGATAGAATCTTATTTACAAATTATTATAATCTTACAGAAAAAGATAAAAATGATATTAGGTATAGACGTAAGTCGCTTGGAATGACTGTAGATGAAATAGCAAGGCGTTTTAAAGTAACTCCTCCTGATATCAATAGAATAATAAGTCCACCTAAAAATTATGGTAATTGGACAGCAGAAGAAAAATTAAAACATTGGATTGCTGGTAAAAAGCGATCTGCAACAGTTAAAAAACAAAGAAATGCCAGTAAAACAATTAGAATTATTTGATCCTATAGTTGAAAATGTTAGAGAAAAGCTTTTACAAAGGAGTTTGACTGGTTTAAAAAAGTATAATACCTCTCTTCAAACTAATAACAGGGATAATTATCTTAATCATCTTCAAGATGAGCTTTTAGATGGGGCTAATTATATAGAGAAGCTTCTTGTACAACGTAAGGATATACAACAATTAATTAGAATGTACCCTAACGATGCTTTATTAGGATCAGTAATAAAAGAGATATATGCATAGTGTTAAATTAATAAATAATGAATCAATTTTTACTGAAACTACAACTTGGAAAGAATATTGTAAATCTTGTAAAAAATATCATTTTGTAACTTTACAACCATGTCTTTCTTGTAGGGTACATTCAGTACCACAACCAAAAAGTGAAAAAGTTTTTGATAATTGTAATGCATCTTATATGTGTGATGGTTGTGAAGCATATCAAGATCATTACGGAATATAAATTATGAATAAAAATACAGTTTGTAAAAAATGTGGGGGAACAGAATTAGAAGAATTAACTTAAATAGATTACTATTAAAGAAAGAATAAAAAATAATTTTAATGAATACAACGAATAAAAAAATCCTCTATGTGGACATGGATAGAGTAGTAGCTGATTTTGATAAATTAATGGTTAAGCTATTACCCGATGTTTCAATGAAAGATGGTCCTGATTATGAACAAAGAAGTACAATGGTAGATAAAGTAGCTTTAAGCTACCCTACTTTGTTTCAAGATCTTGATCTTATAGAGGGTGCTTCTGAAGCTATCGAAAAAATTAAAGATAAGTATGATATATACTTTTTAAGTACTCCAATGTGTAATGTACCAGAGAGCTACTCAGGTAAAAGAAAATGGATTAAAAAGCATTTTGGAGAATGGGCTGATAAACGCTTAATATTAACACATAGGAAAGATTTGTGTATAGGAGATATACTTATTGATGATAGAACGAAAAATGGTGCAGGAGAATTTAAAGGAGAATTAATCTTATTTGGTTCAGTAGTATACCCAAATTGGGAAAGAATTTTACAATATTTAATATGAAAACATTAAATCAATATATATTAGAATTACAAGAATTACAAGAAAAAGATTATGGTGATTGTATAATTATATTTTCTACAGATGATGAAGGTAATAATTTTCATAAATCACACTATAAACCTTCAGAAGCAACAGCAGAAGATTTAAGTAAATATAATATAGAAATTTTAGACGCTGATAATAAAAATATACCTAACGTAATAATAATAAATTAATGGCAGATTTAATAAAAATAGTGTATGAATACTCAGATAAGTCTAAAAAATATATTGAATCAGTAGACTTAGATAAATGGCTTGCATTTAGTGCAATGGTAGCTCAACACGCTGCTAATCACAATTTAAATCCTCCTTGGGAAGAAATAAATTGGAAGAAAACAAGTGGAAAATCAACCGAATATTGATTATAATTAAAAACCCTCTAATTAGCGAAAGCTTTTTAGAGGGTTTTTTTTTTTATTTTTTATTTAGATCTACATTTCCAATTATACCTTTGACTGATCCAGTTTCTGTATATTGCCACAACCAATAATCTTTCCATCCTTTAGGTAAGATAGGAGCATTTCCCCCCCATCTTGCTATCCACAGACGAATTGATCCAAGATCGTGATTTAAAGGAAGATGATCATTTAAAAATGGAGTAAAGGAATATAATACATAATCATTGTAGCCATTTGCTTTCATTACAGCAAAGAAATTTTTAATCCATGCATATACTTCACCATCATCTAATGATGTTAAAATTTCAGGATCTTCTATATCTAACACTACTGGTAAATCTGGTTTAGGTAAACTTTTAAGCACTTTTGTAAACCATGCTGCTTCTTCAGTAGAGTCTTTTAATTCATCTTCACTGTTCATAGAACAATAATGATAGTATCCTACTTTTAAACCAACTCTCTTAGCTTCTGCAGCATTAAAAGCAGCTCTTGGATCAGAACCACCCACACCAGTAGAAGTTTTTATAATTACTCCATCTATTTTAAATGGGGTAACTTGAGAAGCTACTGCTGCCCAATTTATTTTACCGTTGTGATGTGAAATATCAATAATATTCATTGTTTTCTTTTTTATGAAGCTACCTATTAATTTACCTAAGCTTTCTAATATTTGAAAACTCATCTTCATTATTTTATTGTTTTCTTGGTATATTCTTCACAAGTTCTTTTAAGATTTTCATAAGATGCTTTAAGAGACTTGCTTCTTTTTTTTTCCTCAGCCAATTCTTCATTAACTATTACTAATTGAGCATATACATCTTCTAATTCTTTTTTAATACTGTCAAGCTGAAATTTAAAATCAGCATATCTATCTAAAGAATCTTTAACAAATTTATCATATACTAACTGTATAGTTTCAAGAGCGTTTGCTTCTTCATGTTTAGCAGAAGCTGTATCTATTCTATTTTGAGTTTTTCTTTTCTTTCTTTCAAATACAAAAGCCAATATACCACCACCACTTAATAGTGTGGTTATAATTCCATAGGCATTTTCAATTAACCACTGTTTCAACATTATCTATATTTTAATATTTTATATAGATAGCCCCTTTCGAAAGATTGGAGCTATCAATTAAAATTAATTTAATTAATTAGTCCAATTATGCTAAAACAGGAGGAGTTCCAGGTACAGCACTATTACCAAGCTCAAGAACAGCCCAAGCGGAACCAGTCCACATAAGATCTGCAAATTCAGCAACAGTAGTAAATGTGATATTTGTACCACCAACAAATACTCCAGTTAAAACACCAGATCCACCATCTACAACATGAACTACTTTCTTTCTTTGTCCTATCTGAGTACCAGAAGCTATTGTAAGAGCTTGAGAAGCGCCAGAAGAAGTAAATTCAGTAAGGTATGATGTAACGTTTACAGCACCAGCTCCTGATAAAGCTTGTGCAGCAACAGTTGGAAAAAATCCTGCGATTTGAGTTCCAGCAGAATTTGATAAGCCACCATCTTTAACTAATGCACCATCTATGGTTACACCAGCGGCAGCAGTTTTTTCTGTAATTGTATCAGTAGACAATGAAGTTGCTACTATATCTGCTAAAGTAGCATCAAATGCAAAGTTTGTCCATGCAGTACCATTGAAATACTCTAGAGTATTATCTCCAGCTGTATTAGCTCTGACAGTAAAAGTAGTTAGATCGTCTAAGCAACATGTATCTACATAAGGAACATTAAGAGCGTCAAGTTGCTCTTTTGCAATTTTTCTAAATTCAGTTAATCCAATAGTTGATTTTGGATTTGGAGGTAGTCTTTTAAAAAGACCATTTACAACATAAAGTGCCATAATTTATTAATTTAAAGTTTAATTAAAACGCATAGTTAATCAGCTAACTAAGCAAGCTTATTATAATATACTAAAAATAGTTGAAATTATGAATTTTTAGTTCACAATATAACACTATTTAAATCTCAATATCTAAATCTTTATCTATATCAGCGATTACTATACCATAATTAGCAGAACCGCTTATAGTAATAGTTTCTCTATCTATATTAGCGCAATTTTGCTCTATTTCAGCAAGCTTTTCATCAGAAAGAGAAAAGTACAAACTTGAGGAAAATATTAATGTTTGTCCATATGGACTTGAATGATTAATCATAATTATCTGTTTTGGGCGTTTCTAAAGTTTATTATATAATCTTCTGGAGACCAAGTTACACCTGTATAACCTATTGTTTTTAAGAATTGAGCGAATAATTTTGAATCTCCTTTTTTGTGAAGACCTGTATTTTGTTGATATTTACCACTTTCCCACCCAAAAATAGTATCATCTATTAATCCAATGGTTTTTAAAACATTACCTAATGTTTGAAAAGCCATAAATGGATTTTTACCTATTCTGATTAAATCATCTATACCAACTAAGGTAAATTGTTGAAGTTCAGATTTAGCTCTTAGAAGAGCAACTAACTGCATATTATAAACCCATGAATTTTTCTTAAGATCTTCTTTATCATCATTACCACCTAAAAGACTGAAAAGACCAACTAAAACTAATAATAAGCCATATTCTCTAAGCATTTTAAAGTGGGAGGCTTTCTCTTTATCTGAAAGAGTTTCCCAATACTTAGACATATTACCCTTATATTCAGAAAATAATCTTCTAATATTTCTAATAACTTCTCTTTGATATCCAGTATAGATATCTCCTTCTTGGATTGAAAATCTAGTGCCTTGGAAGCGATTTGTAGCCATTCCTACGAAGTATCTTCTAAGAAACATTCCTGCTTTACCAGCCCAATTGGTTTCAATAGAAGAGATTTCTGTAGTTCTGTAAGCACCTGCTACTTTTCTAGCTAATGATTGATATTTATTTCTAAAAATTCTTTCCTGTTCTTTAGTTAACTCTACGCCATCTTTAACTTTTAGCTTACCATTTTCAATCTGAAAAATATCTTCGATATTTGAAAGCTTAGATATTTGCCCATTTATTTTTATTGGTGTTGCATCAGCTACAGTTAAAAATTGGATGAAAAGCACTTCAAATTCAGACATTTGCTTCGGAGAAGTTAAGAATTCCATCTTATTTTTCAAAGCTGTAAACTCTGATTTATTTGTAATTTCTCTTCCAGGATTTTCTGCAGTAAAAGCAAAGTAATCTAATACTTGACCAATCAGAGATTTATTACCTAATTTAGTCCAATCTGAAAGCATATCCTTAGTGTATTTAGGAGCTTTGGCTTGAGCATTTCTTATATTACCTAAAGAATAACTATTAGTTTTAAGTCCTGCATTTATAATAATTTGTAATCTGGTTGATAATGAGTTATTTATAGCAGATATTACATTACCAACAAATATAGATTGAGCAGCAAATCCAAGTATCCCTGAACTTACTTTAGCTAAGTCTACGTTACCTAAAGGACCCATATTAAGTATTTGTGGTTTCATTCTTTGACCATATACAAATACATCTAATACTTCATCTATACTTTTAGAAAGTACAGATTTCTCTATATTTTTAGTTTCTAATATTTCTTCTTTTGTTTTCTTTGGTTTGAATATATTAAATATTTTTTTAGTAAAGGAAAGTTTATCTGCATAGTTTTTAGCTTGCATTACGTCTGCATTAGAAGCTAATAATTGAGATGCTTCAAATATTGGTAATGTTTCATTAAGCGATTTGTATAATGAACTATGATATTCAAATAAAAGAATAGCTGCAATTATATTTTTAGTTTGTCTTTTAGTATCCATTTTACCTACAAATCTTATAGGAATAGCTTTATTATTAGATTGACCACCACCTACTAAATAAGAAGTGTCTGTATCTGTTGCGCTAGCATTTTCCCTAAATATTTCTGCAAATGTACCATCAAAAGACAAAAGCTTATTGGTAGTATTTACTTGGTTTTCTCCTGAAGTTTTTGCCACAGCAGGTAAAACAAATCCCATTTTAACAGAATTTCCTTTAGCTTCATAAATTTCTTGAAGACCAAGATACTTATTAGTAAAGTATGTTAAAAATTCAAGTACACCCTTATCTTTTAATTCACTGTATCTTTTATTTTTAAACTTATCTCCTTTTGGTAAAGGAATGCCTCTATATGTAGTATCAAAATTTATATTTATTAGTGAGGTAGTTTTTCCTGCTTCATTAATATAAGAATTTCTAACATCAAATTTATGATATGCCTTAGCGGGTTTTGTCTCTATAAAGTTAACAGCGTCTCTTGGCTCTTGATGAACCCAAATATACGTTGGAAAATCCATCTTATTCCATACCTTATTAACTGTATCAAAGCTGTAAGCTTTATAGTGATTATCTTTCCACCATTGACTATCTTCCATAGTAATTTTAGCTATGTAAGAAGATACAATGTCTAATATTTCATTATATCCTGAGTTACCAACATTATCTAATGGAAAGTATTCTACTTTTTTACCTGTTACTTGTATTCTATACCATGTATCAGCATTTCTACCTACGCCACCTTTTTCGTATATTACATTCTCAATATTTATTTTTGGATTATCTTTTATAAAATCTACAGCTTGAGTAATTATAGCAGCATTTGATTTATACTTTAAGAATTCTTGCTCTACAGCTTTAGTATAATATTCTGTGTTATAATGAAGAGTGAGATCATGAAGCTGCTTATACAAATCTTGAATTTGTTTAAATAATGCTTTATTTTGTTTTCTAAATTCTGAAAAAGCCTGTTTCTTAATTAATAGTTCGGTTAATCTATTAGATTCTGTTTCGCTTCTACCTTCTTTTTTAGAAAGATCTGCTATCTCTGTAGATTCGGCTTTAGATAAACTACCTATATTAGCAGTTTCATATTTTAAATCTTCAAGATATTGTTGTAAATCTCTAATTTGAATACCTACTTCAGGATGTCTTTTAATTAAGGCAATACCATCTATTACGCCATCTTCATCTCTGTATGGTTTTGCAAGTTCTCTTATTTCAGCATAAACATCTTTTTTTCTTTGCTTAATAATATCTTGATTTGTAAATTGAGATAAAGTTGTAGTAGCTATTTCAGCTAATTCATTTTGTAATTCCCCAAGTGCAGAAGATATATCCTCAAGAGCTGTAAAATAATCTGGTGAAATAATTTTCTGTTCTATTTTATTAAGGTTATTTCTATATAAGGCTTCGCCAGCAGCACCCATAACTAAATACTGATCTTTATTTTTTTCAAGTTCTGCTTTATCAAATTCATATCTGGTTTTTGCACTTTCTGATAAAGTACTTTCGTAATATGTACTTCTAAGTTTATTATATTTAGTAAGCTCTTCAGCTATTTTTAAAGCATCACCTTCCTTTTTAACACCTTCTAAGGTAAATAAGCTTCTCATAGCTTTCAACTCAATATTAATATCTTGTATTCTATTTAAAATAGATAATCTTGCATTAGTATCAGAGGCACTTTCTAAATTAATATTTTGTTCATCTAATTGATTATATAAATCACCAGTAATTTCTCTTAAAGTTTTATCACCAATTACTTGATCCATAATAGCCTTAAAATCATAGATTTCTTGGGTATATTCTTTTTGTGCATTTAAATCTATAAAATCTTGAAGAGCTTTTTTTGCTGTTTGATACTTAGCAAATATTGCTTCATCTACAACATCAGTATATGTATTTTCTCTATGTTTATCAAGATAAAAATCTTTAACCATTTCTAACTCTAAATATTGAGTTATATATGAATTATCTATATTGGATAGTAAAGTATCTTGATTTATATAATTGAATTGATGATTTCCATTATCGTCTAAAAGCGGGTTATTATTTTCTCCTAATATGATTTCTGTTGGTAGAGCAACTGTATCTCTAATTTGCTCATATCTTTTATCCATATCTCTTAAGCCCATATTAGTAGCTTTAGAGTATTTATCTGACATTGTTTGAGCATCATTTTTAGATGGAAGCATGTTTCTTCCTGCACTATCATAAATATCAGTAATAATATTTTGTAATGTTGCAACAAGAGGATTTCCATTAGCTATTTTAGCTTCAAATATGTGAGATAAGCTATTAGCATCTCTAAAAAAACCAGTTAATATTTTTTCTAGATTTTCTTTAGTAGGAGCTTTTTCAAGAAAGGCTTTTAATTCTCTTCTCAGAGGAGCAGCTTTGTTTGATAATTTTTCTTTTTCAGATTGAGATTGAGTTTTAGCCATTTGTTCTTCGATATTGGCTATTCCAGTTTTTAATTCTTGTAATTTAGATTGATAAGAATATTCGCTATTTTCTACTAATTTATTAAGTAAGGGAGATACAACTATTTCTTGAATCTTTCTTTCTATTGTAGCTTCTGCTCCAATAGCGCTATCAAGCATATTTATAAAAACATTAATATCTTTACTATCTAATATTAAATTAGATGTTAATTCATTCTTCAAATCAATAATTAAATCTTTAAAGCCATCCATAGCTTTAGCTGTCTTATAAACAGACATATAATATGATAATTTTATACTATCATTATTATCACTTCTGCTCATGGCAGTTAAATTCTTAACAAGTTCGTTAGAAAGTTGAATTGAAGCTACAATACCTTTTAATTGAAAGGCAATTACATTTTGACTTTCCTGATTATCTAATTGTTCTATATTCTTAATTATGCCTTGAAGATTCTTTTTTTCTTGTTCATTTATAGTATTGTTAAGTTTTGATTTAATTTCTTTTAATTTGTTGGGAAGTTTAACAAATATTTCATTAATTTTAGTGGCTACTCTTTTATCTGATAATATAGTTTCAATTGTTCTATTGAAATCAATATTATTTTCTTCTAAAGAATACATTGTAGTATTCTCTGGAAAAATAATATCAAATTGGGTATCAGTTGCATTAAGTATTTTGGCTATTTCATATAATGAAGTTTGCACAGGAAGCTTATCAATTGGAATATTGATTTTTTTACCTGTTGAATATTCATTAAATAAATTTTTAAGAATATTTCTTAACCAATAAATAAAATCTTTGATAGTTTCTAGAAAACTTGTAGGCTCTTCATTTTCATACACATTATTAAATACTCTGGAAAGTGCTTGAGTTACAAGTTCCTGATCTCTTACAAATTTGCTTCTATCTGAATATAAAGATTGTATTTTAGCATTAAGCTTAGGATAATGTCTTTGAGCTTCTTCTAATAAATTATTGAATAATTGTGGATTTATATCTTTTACAGTATATATAAAAGGATGAAGTAATTCTTCAACTGTAATATCACTTGTAAGATTATGAGTAAAAAAATAAAATTTACCATTATAATAAACAGATTGAACATTTTCCTTATAAACTTCTGGAAATTGTTTTTTAAATTCTGCTTTAGTAATATAGTTTATTCTATCTTTAGCTATTCCAAATTTATCTTGAAAGAAATTTATAATAGCTTCATATTTATTTTTGTGAATTTTTTCAGTATTTTCCTCTATTGTATCTTTTAAATTAAAATTTGAATTTAATTTAAGGAAGGGCGCTTTATCTGTTTTGGTATTGTCGAATACAAACATATCTTCATTAAGATTATTCATAGACATAAATCTATGATATCTTTTAAGATTATCTTGTATATTCTGAGCTTGTAAATTTAATCCTCTTACAAAATACCATCTATCCTCTAAATCTCTGGTAACTCTGGTTACCACACTATTTTTAGATAGTATTCCAAGTATATTTTCAGGTATAGATTGATAATATCCTTGTTGCTTAAGATTTAATAATATTGTATCAAATGCCTTATCTGTTATGGCAATTTCATACCAGCCATTACCATATTCATCAGTAATTCTTTCAGGATTATATCCTTGTTTTTTAAGAATATTGGCTACAGTATTTTCGTAAAAGTTATAAATAGGTTTTAAAGCACCAAATCCTTCTATTTCTACTCTTTCAAGTTCTTGTTTAAGTTGAGCTATTTCTTGTTTAGAAGATTTACTCATAAACTCATAAGCCACTTCTTTAGCTTCTTTTTCACTATAAACTTTTGTAGTAAATGCTAAATTAGGATATTCTTTAGTTGATTCTTTTTTATGAATTTGATTATCAACTATTTTATAAGTTTTATTAAAAAATTCATCAGTAGATATTTCTTTAAGTTTATTTTCAAGTTCTTTAATTCTATCTTCTTTCTGCTTCTTAAATTCTTCTAAAGTAGTATGTCCTTCAACTTTACTAGCAGTATTACCACTAGGAAATAATACTTTTTCATAACCTTTCTTAGCACTATCTTGTATAACAGATTTAACAAAGAATGTTACCCAGTTGTTGTCTTTGTTTAGGAGTTGTAGGAATTGATTTTTTATGTTAGGTATTTGTATTTGTATTTTATCCACAATAGATTTAGGTAATACATATTGCTGATATTCTTCTTCTCTTCTATTTAACCATAATGTTTTACTGTTAACTCCTCTTTCTCCCTGTAATTTTACATCAATTCTTTCACCAGAAAAAGTTTTTGAATAAGTAGCAGAAATTAAACTTTTATTAGTTCCATAATAATACAATTCGTTACTATTAACATAATCAATTAATTCTTTTTCTAATGGTCTTAAAATATCAAGTACGTCTAATCTTTCATCTTCAATATCTGCTAAATTTTTTTCACTTCTACCTTTCTGAAATAAATCAGATTGTACTTCTAGTATTCTACGAGTTTTAGGATTTCCTTCTAATAAATCAGATAAATAACCTGTTGTACTAATTACTTTAGATTTATCTACTTTGGCTACAGTAGCATCTATATCAGATTTCCAATCTTCAAAACCATAAGTAGCTCCTCTTGCATCAAATCTTTTTTTAAATTCATCTTTAGGTATAGTAATTACTTTATCAAATTCAGACATTCTTTCTTTAAGAATATTAGTATTTGAAACAAATAATCTTTTTCCTTCTTTTTTAGCTTGTGCTTTTAATCTATCAAATAGATTAAGCATAAATTCATTATACTCTTTAGGTTTTCTACCTTTGTATTCTTGTCTTGTTTCAGTACCTCTATTAGCATCTATAAAAGTATTTACTTCATCTGCATAATCGTCATCTAAAGTAATAAAATCATTATTTCCTTTTTGCTTTAAATAACTTTTCCCAATAGTAGGATGTCCAAATATAATTCTATCATCTTTTGTTATAGGATTATATTGAGCAGTTTCACTATTTAAAAAATCATCTTCTTCTTTCCAACCAACTATTTTGTTTTCTTTATCATCACTCCTAAACCATCCTATACCATTATCTGTAGCAAACTGAGCATGACCTTTAATAGAAGGAACAATGGCTGG